GGCTTTAATATGTCGTTGAAAATACCTGTGGTGCTGATTGGGTTGTTTTACAAGATGTGAGTCGTACAGGCTTTATCGACTATATCGCTTTCAAGCTTGATGCATAAGGAGAATAGCAAATGGCGTATTACAGTGGTCAGGCATCGAATTATCAAGATTTACAAAGTGCTTTAGTCAATGCTTGTGTAGAACAAGGTTGGGCTTGGCTGAATGGTGTTCTGAGTAAGGGAAATGCATTTGTACGTCCTTTTATACAAAATACACCAGCCGCACCTGGACTATGTATTCAAGGTGGTACAGGTCAAAATGGTTCTTCGTTAATCAATGGCTCAGTTACAACACCACGTCTAGGACGACATACAGCTGGTTATGAGGGCGTGGATGTAGTTTTTCCATGTACCTTCAATATTCATATCAACACAAATCCAGAAGAAGTTTACTTGATTGTTAACTTTAATATTGATCAGTTTTATTACTTAGCGTTCGGACTTTCAAATATAAACTTACCAGGAACAGGGCTTTGGCTTGGCGCAACAGCTTGTGGTGCATTTTTATCCAATTATGGGTGGGCAGTACACCTGAATCAAGCAGGCCTATATAATGGACAAGCTATGCCTTCGGGGTTGTTCTTTTGCACAATGACTGGCGGTACGTACTTAAAAGAAGTCATTCATACAGGTTTAAATTTAAATGTTAACGCTACTGGATGGCAAGAAACTATCAAGGGAGCTCCTGATATTCAAGGGGTAATTACTTCAGTCCACAGTATGAATTTATTGGGCTATTTACCATCTAAATGGTCTGATAATACGGTTTTACTTCCAATCCAAGTTTTGAATTGTAGTGCAGCAAAAAAAACCTGTTTGGTTGCAGATCTTAAATATGCACGTTATACCCGTATCGATAATTTAGAGCCTAATCAGATTATTTTTTTTGGTAATGACAAATGGAAAATTTATCCATTTTACAAAAAAAATAGTGTGAATAAGGATGGAGGAAGCTCAATCCAACATTCAGGGACATTTGGTTGGGCTGTTAAGTATGATGGACCATAGGTGTAACTATGGCAAATCTTAATTTCTGGCTTACATCGAGCGGACAATATGACGTAGAAAATCCACTTGTTTCAAAAGACCTAAATGGTCATTTTGGAGAAACATGGTTTCCCTACTTTAAAACAATTATAACCTCAATAGCATTAACACCATTAATCACCAATTATCCAGTTGAAGCGAATGGTCGTGAAATTCAGTGTATTAAAACCCAAAGCTATTTTGATGATTACTACAATCGCATTCATATTGCGCCTACAGCGTTAGAGTTAGGCAATGTTGCATCTGAGCAAGTCAGTACGGTCAATGTTTGGAATGCCTATCTTGTTCCAAAAATTCTGCAAAGTATCGATGGCTTGCAAGAAGGCCTAAATATTTCAGGTCAATCAATACCACCTTTAGCTTTTACTGCACTTCAAGAGCGTACTTGGAACATCAACATTCTGCCAGATGGCCCATCGACTATTGATACACATCTCGTTTGGCAATTTGGTACAGATCAAGCGCAATTACATATCACTGGGACTCGTATTGTTGCTTTTAGCTGGTTGGTTGACTGGTCAAAACCTGTGTCTGAGTCGCTTCAATGGCTCACTGATATTTTACAAAGCACAACAGGTTATGAACAACGTCGTAGTCTACGTTTAACCCCACGTATTAATTATCAAGCTGAGTTTTTAATCTACGATGCTGAACGCCAATACTTTGATTTAGCTATGATTGGTTGGGGAGCAAAAACTTTTGCTTTACCTGTTTGGAATCAACAGCAATGGCTCAAAACGGCACATAATATTGGTGCATTTGTTATTTATTGTGATACGAATCATCGTAATTTTAGAGCCAATCGACTTGCAATTTTACGTGGTCAAACAGCCTTTGAGAATGAAACTGTTGAAATTGAATCTGTACATGCAGATCGTTTAATCCTCAAACGTCCTTTGCAAAAAAACTGGGCAAAAGGCACATGTTTATCACCAGCCGTAACAGCTCAGCTGAGTAATCCACCGAATTTGATTAAACGTACAGACCGTATGGTGCGGACATCTGTCGCATTGACGGTGACCGAAGCTGTAGACCATAACGAATTATTGCCTACAACAATGTATCGCAATTATCCAGTTTTAGAAGAAAAGCCAAATGAACAAAATGATTTAACCCATTCCTATGAACGCTTGTTATCTCAACTCGATAATAAAACAGGCTTACCGCTGCAAAAAGACATCGGTCAAGCTGCTTTTGGTTTATATCAATATGATTGGATGACCTACGGACGTGCTCAACAAGCCAATTTGCGTGCTTTGTTCTATGCACTGCGAGGCAGTCAAAAAGCCATTTGGCTACCAACATTCAGTAATGATCTTACAGTTAAAGCTGTGATTACAGCCAGTTCACAAAGCATCGATATTCAATGGTGTGGTTATGCTCGTTTTGCACAGAAGCAGTTGGGACGCCAAGACATTCAAATTACGCTGAAAAATCAAACTGTTTTATATCGTCGTATTACTTCAGCAACTGAAGTCAGCAGCACAATTGAACGTTTGGCTGTAGATCAAACTTTTCCAAATCAAATCAATATGACGGACATCGTCAACATCAGCTTTATCAGCCTTTGTCGTTTGTCTAATGACACCTTGACCTTTGAACATATCAATGACAGCGATGGTATTGCCAAAGCATCAGTTACTTGGCGAGGAGTACGAGAGTCATGAGGAAACAGCCATGAGTTTTTCTGAATTTGAAACGTCTTTGCAAAAAGCACAACCCATTCGGTTATACCAATTTCAACGTGGTCCAGTTAAATGGGGATATACCAATGCAAATCGTAATATTACACATCAAGGCATTACTTTTAGGGTTATAGACGGTGGAATCAGTGATGACGGCATTCGTCAAACTGAAGAGACACAAGCCGATACTTTGAATTTGACTGCACCAGCAACATTAGATGCCGTTCAAATGTTTAGGGTAGTTGCACCAGGACAAACAGTAACAGTAACACTGTTTGATTTGCACTTTGCTGATAGTGGTTTTTTGATGGTTTGGATGGGTCAAATTGTTGGCGTCCGCTTTAAAAATGACATCACAGCTGACATTCAATGTCAGAACCTATCTGCTTCTTTAGAACGTACAGGATTAAGAAAAACATGGAGTCGAATCTGTTCACACCAACTCTATGACAGTTCATGTAATGCGCCACGTAATAATTTTAAAACAGAAGGTTTTATAGACCGAATAGATGGTGCAAATATTGGTTTTGCAAATGCAGCAACTAAAGAAAATGGCTATTACTCAGGTGGCTACATCGAGTGGATAGGCCAATATGGACTTGAACAACGAGGGATTGAATACCATCAAGCTGATGTCTTAACGATTTATGGGGGTACATACGGTTTGGCAGCAGGTCAACAACTCGCAATCTATGCTGGATGCAATCGATTATTCAGTACATGTCAGACCCGATTCAACAATAGCCCTAATTATGGCGGTTCACCACATATGCCTGGTAAATCGCCTTTCGATGGTACACCTGTTTTTTAACTAAAGGAGTCAATGATATGTGGCCTCAAATTGCATTATTTATTGCTTCATTAGTGATTAGCTACATGTTGCAACCCAAACCTCAAAAAAATAAACCTGCTGCTTTTGAGGATTTTGACTTTCCAACAGTGGATGATGGTACACCTCAGATTGTCGTTTTTGGTGATGTATGGCTGACCGATTGGACAGTCATCGGTGTGGGAAACTATCGTAATGAGACGATAGTTGCGAAACAAAGTGGATTATTTGGTTCAAAAAAGGCGGATGCTGGATTTCGCTATTTTATGTCCATACACATGGGATTATCTCGTGCTATCGATGACATGATTGAAATTAAAATATCAGATCGTACAGTTTGGACAGGTAATCTAGCGGATTCAAATGAATCAACAATTAGCATTAATCAACCCGATATTTTTGGGGGTGATAAAGGTGAAGGTGGCATTGCTGGTCAACTCAAAGTATTAAGAGGTGCAGCAGATCAATCCATATTGAATGAATTAGCCATGATGTATGGCACAGTCATTCAAGAAGGATACTATTCTTATGAAGATACTGGTGACGGCTATTATTCCGATGGTCCTAAGTGGATACCACCAGTAATTGAACCAGGTGTAGTACCAGCCTATCGTGGTGTGGTCACTTTTTTCTATGATGGCCTAATTTGTTCTAATTCACCTTATCCCAAACCTTGGTCTTTTCGTGTACGTCGTACAGTTTCGGGTTGGGATGGTTCAGTTTGGTATCCTGAAAAAGCTACCATTTGGCTGAATGACAATAAAATCAAAGCAATGAATGCAGCACATATTTTATATGAAGCACAAACAAATCGTATGTGGGGGCGTGGTTTTTCAGCAAGTCAACTTGATTTAGATAGTTATAAATCTGTTGCCGATCAATTGTATGCTGAAGGGTTTGGTATTTGTTTAGCGTGGCGTAGACAAGAAAGTTTATCAGAGTTCATGCAGCAAATTATCAATCAAATTGGGGCAGCTCAGTTTGTTGACCGAACCACGGGACTTTGGAAATTGGTGCTTATTCGTGATAACTATGTGATTGCTGATTTACAAACATTTTCAAATTCAACAGGTCTACTCAGAGTTGAAGATGATAATAATGCATCTAATGATTTGGTCACAAACTTAACGGTTGTCACCTATCGAGATCCGATTACCAATCAAGATCAACAGATACGGGCTGAGAACCTTGCTGCAATTCAAAAGAATGGTGCAATCTTAGAAAATAAAACCTATTCAGGTATTCCTACAGCATCTTTGGCTGGTCGTCTTGCAGCACGGGATATGAAGATTTCACAAAGCAGTCTCAAAAAATTCAAATTAATATTAGACCGACGTGCATATGCTATTCAGCCTGCATCTGTATTCAAAATCGTATTACCTGAGCGTGGTATAGACTCTATTATTGTCCGAGCTGTTCGTGTGGAACATGACACGATAACCAATGGAGAAATTACCGTCACAGTCATTCAAGACGTATTTGGTCTACCTGCTACAAACTATATTCAAGAACAACCGAATTTATGGCAACCTCCAGTGCTTACAGTTGAAGAGATTAAAATAAAATCAATTTTTGAAATACCTTATTTATTTTTAATTAAAGATTTCTCTGAACAGCAGCTTCAGATCGAACAGTCAAACAAAGGGTTTATTGCCGTTGCCGCAGAACGACCAAATGGGTTACATCTCGATTTTGATATTATGAGTAAACTATCGACTGACGAAAATTACAGATTATCAGGCATTGGGAATTTTGTATTTACAAGCTTGTTTAATGGTCAAATCGCTCAAACCAGTGCTATTACAACCGTTGAGCTGATTAAAAGAATTGATCCTGATCAAGTCATTATCGGTGATTGTGCGTTAGTAGATGATGAAATTATTCAAATCAAATCTTACAACAGTATCAATAATACAATTACATTTTCACGAGGCTGTTCTGATACTGTACCTACAACGCACTCAAATACCCACATATTTTTCTTTGATAATATTTCAATTAGTTGTGACCGAATATTTAATGCAGATGATATTGTAAAATTGAAGCTTCTGCCTCGTACTTCACGACAAAAACTTGCCATTCAAAATGCACCTGAAGAAACAGTTGTTTTAAAAAGACGGCTTGCTAAACCTTATCCACCAGCCAATGTCAAACTCAATGATATTGCTTATCCTACTCAGCTTGCACAAAAGTTATTAAAAATTGAATGGTCTGAGCGAAATCGAATTGAACAAAAAGATAAAATTGTTGATCAACTTGGAATAACAACACCACCAGAAGAAAACACTACGTATACGCTTAAAGTTTATAAGAAAACTCAAACTGGAGTGCCGTTTAGTCTAGTTTCTGAATTGAAAGACCTGACAACCACGGTTGCTTATGCAAATGATGATAGTGCTGTGAGTCCTGGTCAAAATGATTTTTATCGATTGACTGAGAGTTTTGGGCGGTTAAATGCTTTAACGCCACCCTTCAGTGCGACAAATTCAACACAACGACTCTTACTTGCACGTCCTCAAGTTGGACAACACTACGGATTGACATTAAATCCAAACCGCCATGGTGCAAATGGCTTCGATTTAAAACATGTTGAAGAAGAATTCTTAGCAACTGATACCAGTATGAGTTTCTTGAATCGTCTAAAAACTAAAATAATGAGTGGGTATAATGCTCTTGAAAAGAAAGCGTTAAAATTTGGTTTATATCATTCTCAAACATGTGGTTGGAGATGTGAAGGTGTTTCAGGACGAATTCTAGAAATAACACCTGAAGACCCAACTGCAATGACGACGACTATCCATTTTGTGCTTTATGATGCTGAGCAAAATGTTTTATTTCATCATCAATTGACAAATGCATATCTTGGTAAGTTCTATTTTGATACTGAATTAGAAAGATGTTTTCTAAGCTTAAATTACGCTGGAAACCTAGATTTAAATAAGGACATACCTACAAATATTACAGGTTTCCGTACTTTTAGTTTTGAAGATATTCAAGCAAATGGTATTGCTTTTACAAAGCCACCTGTTGCTGTGGCAATGCCATTACAGCAAACTAATTTTGTATATAGAAATGGGTTACTTTGGATGGCTTCACCATCTACAGGGTTAAAAGCACCAATTCATCTTTTAAAATTTGATATTGAAACATTGGAGTTATTGGTTGAACAAACTTATTTAAACTCAGTTGTTAATTCAACATCACCAGCCTCTGACCGGCTTGCTGAAAGTACAGCGACTGGAAATATCATTTTAACTGATGAATATTTATATTTTGCTGAAGAAAGTTATATCGATGAAAGATACCCTGACTTGATTCGGTTCTTACCACAAACAATTTCTACATTTAGTGCTGAAACTGGTAGTTTCATAAAAGCTAAATTTGTTCCTGAAAATTTGAACAACGGCTCATCTGCAAGTACGCTCTTGGGTAAGTATTTCACAGATAAAGGTGCTATTCGAACTCGAGTGGATCAATGGGGAGGTGTTACTTCAGTTTATGATAATAAGTTTAAACAGCTTGTTTATGATTATTCTTTAGCCGAGATGGTCAATCAGCACGATGTTAATTATAAAGCCCAAACATTCAAACACACCGTTACACAAGAAACAGGATTATTTCAGTTTTATAGTGCTGGAATTAACTTTACTCAAGATGTTGTCTTCTATAAAACGGATCTAATTTATGACACTCGAACTTGGAATACAATCGACTACAAAGATACCATTTTAATTAAAAATGCAATGATCAACGCAGCACCTGAACATAACAAAGTTGGCTTTCCTGAAGCAGCATTTATAGATATTGAATTTGATGTACCTGGTGCGTTCTATTTTGAAACTACATCTTCAGCTGAAGCAGGAACAGGCCCAAATGGTGCTGTACTATTTGCAGATGTATCAGATGCTATAGCTGTAAAAGTTGAAGTCTGGTCAGTAAGAGATGGTTTGGATAGTTGGCAAAAACAGGTGCTTGAAGTACCAGTTCAAAATCAAATTATAAATTAGTTTAAAAGATCAACTGACGAGGTTGATCTTATTCTCATGGTTCTTAGTTGTCTTAATTCTGCTTGAATTAACCAGTTTAATTTCATAAGGAGATGAACCATGAAGTAAGTCATTCATTAATAATTTATCTATCTAATACAGTAACCGCTGTTTGGCGGTTACTTTTTCATTCCATTGAGGTAAGCATGAAAATTAAGACTCTGGTTGTTGGACTTTTATGTACGTTGGCTTTTGTGGGATGTCGTGATGCACAAGTTGCATCTAGAAATCTTTCAACGGCAGCAGATAACTTTGAATTAGAACGTCGCATTGTTTTTTACAACGGTATCAATGGAGAGTATGTCTTAGCGATTGAAGGTAAATGCTCTATTGAAAAAGATAATACAGACAATCAGCTAGAAGTTACCTGTAAAGTAGGTGATGATCAGTATAAAAAACATTTCCTAGGCATCTCAGATAATGTGACTTACTTTTCTGAGCAGTTGAATGGCAAAAACGTGAGTGCTTACCATTATAAAGTCATATTTAAACCTCAAACTATCTTTTCAGATATCGATCTCAAGATTCAATGATGAAGTACTGGGAGCTATCCATTGCGCTAACAATGAATAGCTCTCATGACAGGTCTAGTGTCATAAGCAAGCCCAGCAATCGTGATCACGATTACTTGAGCATACAAAAATGAAAAGCTTTTGCACAAGGTGAAATTGTATGAAAACTAACCCAATCATCCCGTGGATGGGTGGTAAGCGTAAACTTGCGTCGCACTTGATTCCTAAATTTCCAAAACATACTTGTTACGTTGAATTGTTCTGCGGTGGAGCAGCACTCTATTTCTTAAAGCCTGAACAGTCTAAGGTTGAAGTAATTAACGATATGGATGGTGAACTCATCAATTTATATCGTGTGGTTCAGAATCATCTTGAAGAGTTCGTTAAGCAATTTAAATGGGCTTTAACCAGTCGAACGATGTTTACTTGGTTAAAAGAAGCATTTTGTCCTGGTCTAACAGACATCCAGCGAGCAGCTCGTTTTTATTATCTACAGCAACATGCCTTTGGTGCTAAACGTGTAGGTCAAAACTTTGGTTATGCACCTTCAGGTCGACCAATTAATTTATGTCGCATAGAAGAGAATTTATCTGAAGCACATATTCGTTTAGCTGGGACTTATGTTGAACATCTGACTTGGCAAGATTGTTTTAAACGATATGACCGTGATTACACATTCTTTTATGCTGATCCACCGTATTTCGATACAGCTGGATATAGCGTTGAGTTTGGATATGAACAATACGTTGCTTTAGCAGAACACATGAAACGAGCTAAAGGTAAAGTGATGGTTTCGCTAAATGATCATTCTGAGATGAGGGAGGTGTTTAAAGATTTTAAAATAGAATCATTGGACATCAAATATTCACTTACTTCAAAAGCCAGTGCAAAAAGTAAGGTTTCAAAAGAAATCGTGATTTGTAATTATTGAAATTGTTTTGCATAGTATGAAATGACTAGCCGAGTTAATTATCTCAAAAAAATGGTGAAATTATCTCGGCGCGCATCAGTTTTTAATTTCAGCAGGATTTATTTTACTCAATCTCATCGCTTATATCCTACTGAGTTTTGCAGTAAAAAAGCACCATCAATTACAATAGTGCTATTTTCCACATCGATCATTTTGCTGATTTATTTTTTAGCAGATAGCAGAATGATTCAAATACCTATGATCAGAACCAACCTTTAGTGCCTTTAATCTCGGCATCTGCACAGCGTAAAGTTTCTTGTGTTAAGCCCCACAGACGATAATCACCTGTAATGGAACCTATTTTAAAGTTATGCGTATAAGCAAAACTTAATTCACGTTGTGGGTCACACCATGCGCCAGATCCATTATAACCAATATGTCCAAAACCTTTTTTAGCACGTTTACCCATAGTAATGACACGGTGATACCCTAAACGCCACTTCATCGGAATAGGCATCACACGATCACGTTTAATAGATTGAATACGACTTAATTCAGCAAATATTTCAGGTTTAATAAGAACTTTTCCATCCCAAACACCGTTATTTGCCATCATTGCATAAATTTTTGCCAAGCTATTTGCAGTAAAAACTCCATTAGCGGCAGGAATAATCGCTTGTAAACCTTGGTCACTAAAGAAGCTAAAATCACGCATACCTTTCGGCACCATCGCATCTAAAAAATCTTGCGGGTTTTGACCACTTAATTCAATTAATTTATCTGAAAATGAAATTTTAGATTTGCTTTTCGTTTTAGGTTTTTCAGTTTGAACCTGAGTTTTTTGTATAGGTTCAGCTTTAGGAATTAAACGTGCAACACGACTTAATTCAGATTCAGGAAGACCAAAATAAACACCATCTAGCTCCAGCGGTTCAACCAAATATTGTTGCAACAATGATGCTAAAGATTGCTGGGTTGCTTTTTCAAGCACGCCTCCTACCAACCAGCCAAATGTTAATGCTTGATAGGCAATATCTGTCCCAACTGGAAAACGTGGTGTCGCCTGTTCCATAACATGTAACATGTGTTGCCAATCGGCCATTTCAACAGCTTGAGCAATCAAGTTACGAATATCATATAGGCCACTTTGATGGCTTAAAATATGGCGCAAAGTCATACTTTCTTTACCATTTTGACCAAATTCAGGCCAAAAATTCACAATCGGCGTGTCATAATCTAAAAAGCCTTCACTCACGAGAATATGCGCTAAAGTCGCCAAAATACCTTTTCCAGTTGAATAACAAACCGATAAAGTTTGACTATTCCATTGTTCAGAATCGGATTTTTTTCCTGTATAAATATCAACAACTTTCTTACCTTGAAAATAAACAGCTAAAGCAGCGCCACCTTGCTCTGCCCGTCCATCTTGCAAACGACTAAATTGTTCAGCCAAGTCTTTAAATCGATGATCTACATAGCCTTGATAATTTAGTTTATCCGCAAAAATAACACCTTTTAAACCGTTCATTTTCCATTCCTATTTTATCTTTATATATCGCTTTTTTATTTTATAAAAAAGCCTAAATCATCTCGATTTAGGCGCTCTATTCTATTTTAATTTAAAGGGGTTTGACTATACCCGAAACATGCGGCTTATGTGATTTCTGATTTCGTATCAAGAAATCAGTCGCTTTACCCTCTTCAGCTGTTAAAAACTCAACTGTTGATGGTAAAAATATAGGCAATTTAAAAGCAACATCAACTTCATAAGCATCAGGCAAATTCAAACTTGCCAAAGCACGTGCCTTACTCCACATACCATGTGCAATTGCTTGTTTAAAACCAAACGCTTTAGCCGTAACTGCATGGATATGGATTAAGTTAAAATCACCTGAAACTTTTGCATAACGGCGACCTGTGTTTTCAGAAATATTCCACACATCTTTCACTGAAAAATTAGGTTCTTTCTGATCTTTTGATTTTTCTGTTGTTGAATTCGTTGTTTTTTGGCGCGCTAAATAGGTCGTTACCCCTTCCACCACAACAGCATTACCTACTTTTACAGTGGTAATAAAATCAAAC